TTCCATTTCATAAGCATGATCCCAAAAACGCTGATCCAATACAGCGGGTCACTGATGGGTAGGATGATCAGTCGGGTCCAATAGTGTAATAAAATTAGACTTTGGACCAGACAACGGATACCCAATAGAAGTTGTGGGTGGCATTTTATCGATGAATCGAAGACCATCAATACCACACACAGTTTCCATTTCCGTTAAAGGTTTGACATCCACTTTCAAACTTGGGATATCATCCAGTGCCCTAAGGAGGCCCTTGGTATAATCATCAGCAGCACGTTCTAACAATGAACCTTCAATTCCACATGAGGGTCTAGTTGAATACTGTAAAGATGCTTGCCAAGGCCATCCCCTACGGAATTTGGGACCCCCCCATTTCTGAGGTATCCCACATACGTCCTCCACGTGCTTAGATATGACAGTTGTCTCCACATCGGAGTAATAAGATGCACGACCTTTTACTTGACCATAGTACTTACAATTAGTACCTTCGGGCAGGAAATTGATCGGGCTTTTAGGGTGCACAGATGTATTCTCAAAGAATTGTACATCATAAAGTTCCTTCGGTATAGTACCAGAACTCTTTGATAGAACAACTCCAGGAACCTGGCGCAACGCCTCAAAAGCAGCATCAAATTCTGTCTTAAGTAGAAGACCACTACAACCCTGAGTTTGACCATTCCTTCCACCCAAATGGAAACCACCGATAAGTGGTCCACGGGTTTCTGTGATCAATGGTGCTATACACAAACCCTCAAAAGTTTCAAACTTGAGGTCGTATTTAGCACCGAAAAATTCAGCTGCAAGTGTCACAATTTCACCAACATTCATCATCAATTTGGATCCAATACAGGACCCATCTCTCTTTTTGTATGTAAGGCGAGCTGGAACACTAGCAAAACGTTGCAGTGGAAAGTATTCTGTCAAATCCTTCCAATCCCCACCATTGGGGACCCATACCACCGACAGATCAGTATTGGGAACGTCCATACTAAACTTACGATATAAGAAACACTCAAAATTTCCCCCAATCAATGAGGGATCATGGCGAGTGAATGTTGCCTTAATATCGTTAGCTTTCCACATATGGCGTGGAACGATGGCAACATTCGACTTCGGGAAGAATGCATCACATTCAAAGTTGCGCACTCTACCGTTGTCCGTCAAGGTAATAGCCATATGACACAGATTATTCTGAACCATTTTCTCTAAACAATCGGGAGTAGTA